ATCGGGGCTGCGGCGCAAGGCTGCAGCGTACCAGCCGGGCGCAGGGCGGGGCGGAGTGGGTGGAAAGAAAGAAGAAAAGGGAGGAAAGATACAATGCTGATATTAAGCAAAGAATACTTGGACAAATTAGATGACGAAAAATTGTCGTTTATTGTTTATTTTGGCTTGTTGTGAAGAAATTACAAAAAAGACAGACAAAATCATAACAGATACTAAGTGTGACTGGGAAAAAGATGAAAAACAGGGGGAGTGAAAATGAACGATAAGATTGTATTGCCTTTCGTTGGTTATCTCTATCGTGGAAAAACAGCTGTCGATAGAAAAGAGATTATAAAAAACTCAACAGACGATGACTATGAAAAAATAGCATTGTATTTATCGGAAGATTTTATTGAAGAGGCATATAGAACATTGCTGAAAATGAGATATATGGCAGAATATGCAAGGAAGGAAGGTATGCTGTAATGATAAAGCTACCAAACTTTCTCAAAAGAAAAAAAGACAAAACTTATTTTGAATGTGCTAATTGCGGGACTAAAACTGAAGATTTCTATATCTTGCAGGGTGAGGAGAGTTTTGAAGTAGTAATCTTATGTGATACATGTAAAGCTGAATTTTTAGGATTGATTTGTGAATATGCATTTGCAAAAGGCGGAGATTTTGAAAGAGAGCTTACAGTTTTGTATCAAAAATATCTACAAGATAACATTGGGAATTATATTTTAGAACAAAGTACCTCAGGAAGGAGTGCTGTGTAATGAAAGTATATGTCATTTTAGACACAGACCATTATAGTAGACCAACTTATTATGTCAGAGTCACCAGTGACAAAAAAGTTGCAGAAGATTATAAGGACAGAGGCTACTTTATCTTAGAAGAAGAGATTAAAGAAAGCAAAGTTAAAAAGTTAATGCGATATATTGCAGCGTTTCTCAGTGGTGCTTTGGCTTGGCATATCTTAGAGCTGAGTATTACTACTCTGTTCAACAGGCAAGGTACACTCGGCGGCGAGGTTCTGGTGCTGCCGCTATTAGTTCTTACATTTTATATGGGTTGGACAGTAAAAGATGAGATTGAAAATCTAAAAAGAAGGGAGAATACGCAATGCTAAACGAACTTGAACTTTTAGAAATCAGAGAAGCAGAGAATTTTATGTATCAAGAGATAGATGAAAATGAAGATAAATCAAGATTTAAAATATGCAATTTAGAACAAGCAAACTGGGCTTTCAGAAAAATCAGAGCGTTTAAGAAACAGATAGAAGAAAATGAAAAGTTAGCAAAAGCAGAAATCGAAAGAATACAAAACTGGCTTAAAAAAGAAAATGAAAAGATTCAAAAAAGTATAGAGTTTTTTGAATCTTTAATTGGAGAGTATTTGATTGAGCAAAGAAAAGTGGATCCAAAGTTCAAATTATCTACTCCATATGGTAAAGCCACATTCAGAAAACAGCAGTTAAAGTGGGAATATGAAGAGGACAAGCTTGTTGAATGGCTTGAATCAATGGGACTAAACGAAATGATAAGAGTGGTCAAGGAACCAATAAAAAATGAAGTTAAAAAACTCGCTGCTCAGATAAAAGAAGGGCAAGTAATTACTGAAGATGGTTTAATAATAGAAGGCGTAAAAGTAATTGAACAACCAGAAAAATTGGTTATAGAGGTGAATGAATAATGAGTGAAACGCAGATACAGACAGTTCAAGCCGAAATACTCCCACAAAATCTTGAAGCTGAAATACAAAAAGCTGTTCAAATGCGAGCAGCTTTAGACAAATTATTCAATACTGTTTTGCAGCAAGGAGTAGATTTCGATAGGATACCAGGAACTGATAAACCAACATTGCTCAAACCGGGAGCAGATTTGTTATGTCAAATATTTAGGCTTGCTTCAGGTGAACCAAAAATAATTAGCTGCAAAGAAGATTTTGAAGAAGGTATATTTAGTTATTTAGTCGCTGTTCCAATTATGCATAGAGATACGGGAATATTGATTGCAACAGGAATAGGTGGTGCAAATTCACGAGAGGTTAAATATAAATATCGAAATGTGGAACAGGATGGGGAAAAGGTAAAGGTGCTCAATCCTGAGCCAGCAGACCAACAAAATACACTTATCAAAATGGCAGCTAAGAGGGCATACATTGACGGTGTCTTGAAGGCAACAGGAGCTTCAAGAATGTTTACACAAGATATAGAGGATATGCCTTGGTTACTACCCGAGAAAGCGAGCAATAAACAAATAAATTATATTAAAAACTTATATAAAGGAATTAAAGAAGAAGAAATGCTAACTGATATATCAGAGTTAATAGGACATGATATAGCAAGTTTGCAAGAACTTACAAGGGATGAAGCTACTAAAGTTATTGAGAGCAAGAAAGAAAAACTTCAAAATGCAACAAGTAACAATGATAAAGCAAGTGATAGCCAAATAAATTACATTCATAAATTGCTTAAAGATAAAAACATAAGCGAAGATGCATATAAAAAAGTTTTAAAAACGTACAGTGTTGAAAGTTCAAAAGAACTTAGTAAAAAACAAGCAAGTGAAATAATTGATAGGTTATCTAAACTTGGACAAGACCAGCAACAAGCCGAGTAAGCAATAAGCGGAGAGGCGACGCTGCCTCTCCGTGCATGATTCTTTGAAAATTCTTTGAAAAAGGAGAGTGATTGCGATGTTGTATCTTGCTAATGCCTTCAGCTTGAACATGCTTGAAGTTGGTGATGGAATTGAATTGATAGTTTATCCATTATCAATTAACGATGTCAAAAATCTGCTCAGCAAAGGTTTTAAAAGCATAGTGGGACACCCTGACACAGCAGCAATACTTTCTAATATGCTTGGCATTACTGTTCAAGAAAATAGAGAAACAGTAAAGCTTTTAAAAGGTGATGAACTGGTTGTCGGGCAATACATAGGCCCAAGGTTAGCACCGGGCACAACCACACTGCCAGAAGGTGCTACAATACAGTTTTACCTTGTCCGCATCAAATAGCCCAGCGGGGCGCAAAGCTCCGCAAACGTGAAAATGAGGTGCTGAAAATATGAATTACATAAAACAGTTAAATGCCCTATACGATTGGTTACAGAGCAATCACTTGTCTGCATCCGCACAGTTGCTTTATCACACTTTATTGATGATAAACAACAGTTGCGGATGGACAGAGTGGTTCCAGCGAACCAATCAGTCCATTTGTGGACTTATAGGGATTGATGAGAAAACATTAATTAGGGCTCGCAATGAATTAAAACAAAAGGGATTAATAGATTTTAAAAGCGGGAGTAAAAAAGGTGAGATTACAAGATATAAAATCATAGATTTAACTTCGGCTGGAGAAAAGACTGTAAAAATTCCACCCAACGAATGTTTGGATGGAAAAATTCCATCCAAACCTCCAGTAGAACCTCCAGTAGAACCTCCAGTAGAACCTCCAGTAGAACCTCCAGACATATATAAACTAAAACAGAAACAAAAAAATAATGATGTAGTAGTAGATATAGACGAACCCAGCAATTTCCAAACGGACGAAAAATTTAAAAAGGTTGTACATCTATTTGAAAACAGCGGTTTTGGAACAATTAACACAACCATAGCGGATACACTTAAGGATTTTGCAAAAAATTACTCTTTTGAGTTAATTGAAGAAGCATTTAGAAGAGCAAGACAAAATCATGCGGTTAGTCTGCGTTATGTTGAAACTATGCTTATTGCATGGAAGGAACAAGGGATAGAAACTTTGGAACAACTTAAAGAGTTTGAAAAGAAAAGAAGTTTATATAAAGGTGGTGGTAAGAGTGGAAAGTCTCAAGGAAATAGCTGGGGCAATGATGAACAGTATAAAAAAATTGGAATTACCATCTAAGGCCACATGTCCAATATGTGGTGAGGCAACAACTATGGAGATAGAGATTTTAGGACAGCGGCGAGTGGTTCCAAGAATGTGTGCTTGTAAAAGAGAAGAGTACAGAAAGCAAGAAGAAGAGAATGAAAACAGGCAGAAAAAACTAAGACTTGAAAGATTGAGACAGTATTCTTTAATGGACAAGCGTTTTGAAGAGTATACCTTCGAAAATTTCAGGATTGATGAAGACAATCGCAAGTTATATAAAATGGCGATTAGGTATTGTCAGCGTTGGGATGAGATGAAGAGAAAAAATGTGGGTTTTCTCTTTTACGGTCCACCTGGAACAGGCAAAACTTATTTAGCTTTTTGCATCGCTAACGAATTGCTAAAAAGAGAGGTACCTGTCATAGCGATGTCAACTATTGGCTTACTGAACAAGATAAAAGAGACTTACAACAAATATGGGCAGGAAAGTGAGATCGATATAATCAATATTTTCAAAAATGCATCTTTGTTGGTTCTTGACGATTTAGGTGCTGAGAATGATTCTGGATGGGTGAAGGAAAAGCTATATGAAATAATTGATAGTCGTTACAGAGATGGCAAACCTATGATAGTTACTACTAACCTCACGCTGGAACAATTAAAGAATAAGCTGACAGGCGAAGATGGAGTCACACGAACTTATGACAGATTGATAGAAATGTGCTATCCAGTGTTGATTCAAGGTGAGTCTAAAAGAGTAAGAAAGGCAAGAGAAAAAGACAACATTATCAGAGATTTACTTAGTTAAAGGAGTGTTTTGCAATGTACTATAACTTTCCGCCTATCAAAAACTACAAGGATATAAAGCCATCTGAACAGCTCAAGAAAATAAAAGAAGAACTGAGAGAGGTTGAAAAAGCTCAAACAACTGTTCAGAANTTAATAGAAGCANTTGACTTACTGCATGCGGTTGAAACGCTAATAAGGATACTGGAGCAAAGATGCACAGGTACAATTCTATCGTTAGATGTTCTCAAAGATTGCGTAATCAAGAAGAACAAGGAGCGTGGATACTATGACATGGCTTGACGCTGTGTTAATGATAATTGCAACAAATTGGATTTATAAGGAGTGATAAAGATGAAATATTACTGCGAATTCTGCATTTACAAGAAAAGCTTCAGTAACATTGAATACTGCGAGCTTGAAAGTGAGTATAGGTTACAATGTAATGTTCATCAGATTATTGAAAAGTTGATTGAGAAAGTCAAAAAAGAAGCAGAAGAAAAACAACAAAATTAATATAGAGGTTGATGTTGCGATGATGTATAAAGTAATAATCCCGGGTAGACCAGTACCTAAAGGCAGGCCAAGATTTAATAGAGTAACCGGCACTGTTTACAATCCAAAAAGAACTAAAGAGTATGAAGAGTTTGTAGCATGGTGTGCAAAGCAGACTTTTAAACAGCCTCTTACTTGCGAATTAGCAGTTTACATAGATGTGTATGTCAAAAATAACGTCTTTCCTGACATAGATAACATTGCTAAAAGCGTCTTGGATGGTATGCAAGGAGTGGCTTATGAAAATGATAGGCAAATATACTCTCTCACGATACAGCGCATAAGAGGCAAGGAAGAACTGGTTGAAGTGCGGATTGAACCAAAGGAGGAAGTGGTGTAATTGAGCATGTTAGATAGTAACATTTACAGAGCAATTGAAAAAGTCCTATACCACTACTTTGATATAAAACATGAACTACAAGCCAGAGAAGAAGAAATACTTAATAATCATCGTTATGAGTTTAAAGTTGATATGGGCAATGTTGGACATTATTCTGATCCTACTGCTGCTATGGCAATCAAATTATGCAGCAGGGAGTTAGAAATTATGCGCAAATGGCTGATGATAATTGATGCAGCAAAAGCAAAATTCAAAGGCACAGAGAAAGGGCAGTTGTTTGAAATGCGATATTTTGAAGAGTTAGCCCCAGATTATATATGCAACAAACTTTACATCGAACGTAGGACTTTTTATCACTGGAGAGATGATATTGTTATTTACATAGCAAATTTAGCTGCAAAGTATGGGTTATATGACCCGGAAAAAGAAAGAATAAAGATTCCTGATTTTTTAAACACAAAATCTTTTAAAAAGTGCGGCACAAATAAATATTAAAAATCGTGCTATAATTAAAATAGCTTAAAGTAATTGCTACCCTGCGCGCTGCAGCGTCGCACGTTGCAGGCGGCAGGGCGGGGAAACGAAGAGCAGAGCTCCTTGCACAATGCAGGGGGCTGTTTTGGTTAAATAAAATCTTGTTTGGTAGAAGGATTTTTTTATTTCATGAAGAAATAAATAATAAAATATAATTCGATAAGGGTGTTATTAATGGCTGAATTTTGGTTATGCCTTTTTGGAGGTTATCTTGGATTACACAAGTTCTATAAAAGACAATGGGGTTTAGGGATTCTTTATTTTTTGACATGTGGTGTGTTTCTTGTAGGCTGGATATATGATACAGTAAAGCTTGGAATAAAAGCTGCTAAAGGTGAATTGGTTAAATCTGAAGATGTGAAAGAAAAAAAGCAAGCGAAGCTTGAAAAAGAATTGGCAAAACAACGTGCAAGAGAAGAAAAAATTAGACAGAGAGAATTGGCAATGCAACAACGCCAAGAAAGAATAAAACAATTAGAAGAACAGGGAGTAGCATATTGTCCAGTTTGTTTAAGTACATCTCTTCAATACATTGAGAGAAGGAAGCAACTTAGTATAACACGAGGTGTAATTGGAACAGTCCTTTTCAATCCTATTATTGGTACTGTTGGAGCTCTCACAAGCAAAAAACATTATGGGTATGTGAAATGTTTAAAGTGCGGTCATATGTGGCGAATAAGTTAAGAGCCTTTAAAAGGCTCTTATTTTTATGCTTAAAGAGGTGAGGTGAGGTGGCGAAAGGTAAATATCAGGAGTGGCTAACAAAAGAAGGGCTTTTAAAATTGGAAGGTTGGGCAAGGGATGGTTTGACTGATGAGCAGATAGCGAAGAATATGGGGATAAATATTGCTACGCTTTATGATTGGAAGAAAAAGTATCCCGAGATTTCCGAGTCCTTAAAAAAGGGCAAAGAAGTAGTTGACAGAGAAGTGGAAAATGCGTTATTGAAAGCAGCCTTGGGATATGAATACGAGGAAGATGTTGTAACGAACAAAGGGCAAGTAGTAAAAGTGAGGAAATACGAAAAACCAAACGTAACAGCAATAATATTCTGGCTGAAAAACAGAAAACCTGATGTGTGGCGCGACAAGCAAGAATTCAACATCGAGAGCAATATCGGTGTTCAGATAATAGACGATATAGGCAGTGATGACGATGACAGTTCAACTGAAGCAGATTAAAATATCCGAAGTCATTACACCGGCTTTCTATGATTTTTGGCGAGCTGCGGGTTCAAAGAAATATTTGCGATATGTTTTGAAAGGTGGACGTGGGTCAGGGAAGTCAACACACATTGCGCTTAGAATTGTGTATGATATGATGAAATACCCTGTTACGACTCTTTGCGTGCGAAAGGTTGCTCGAACTCTTGAAGAATCTGTATTTGAGCAGCTTAAAGAAGCAATATCGATGCTTGGAGTAGAAAATTATTGGCGAATTATGAAAAATCCTTTACAACTTATATATCTGCCACGAGGAAACAAAATCATTTTTCGCGGTGCTGATGACCCGCTAAAGCTTAAATCTTTAAAAGTATCAAAGTTCCCTGTTGCGTTTCTATGGATTGAAGAGTTAGCTGAATTTAAGACTGAAGAAGAGGTGTCAATTATAGAGAAAACAGTTATGCGTGGAGAGCTGCCAGCAGGACTACACTATGCTTTTTATTACAGTTACAATCCGCCGAAGCGACGTTTGTCATGGGTTAACCAAAAGTATGAAACACAGTTTTTGCCAGCTAATACTTATGTTCATCATTCAACTTACTTGGATAATCCTTATATTTCAAAAGTGTTTGTTGAGGAAGCTGAAGAAGTCAAAAAGAAAAATCCCCAAAAATACGAATGGGAATATCTTGGCAAACCGATAGGTAGCGGTATTGTTCCGTTTGACAATCTTGTGTTTAGAAGAATTACAGATGAAGAAATCAAAAGTTTTGATAATATCAGGCAGGGGATCGACTGGGGTTATGGAGTCGATCCTTTTGCTTTTGTGAGATGGCATTACGACAAAACTCGTCGTCGCATATATGCTATTGACGAGATATATGGAGTAAAACTATCAAATCGTGAAGTAGCAGAAATGATTAAGGCTAAAGGTTATAATGACACATTAATTATTGCTGACAGCGCAGAACCAAAATCTATTGATGAGCTAAAGCAATATGGCATTCGCATACGTGGAGCTAAAAAAGGTCCTGGTTCAGTTGAATATGGTGAAAAATGGCTTGATGACCTTGAACAGATTGTTATAGATCCGCAAAGAACACCGAACATTGCCCGCGAGTTTGAAAGCATAGATTACAAGACAGACCAAGATGGTAATCCACTCCCTAAGCTTGAAGATATTAATAACCATACTATAGATGCAACACGATATGCTTTTGAAAATGATATGAGAACTCCTGCAGTTTCTTTTGATTAAAGAAAGAAGGTGATAGCTTGATAACGCTTATGGAACAGATAGCGCAGATAATTAAAGCAGGTGCGAATTCAGTAATGACACTTGAAGATATTATTAAACTTGAAATAAGCGAGTGGTTAACAAGTGAAGAGCGCAATTGGATGCTGATAGGGGAACGTTATTACAGAGGCGATTCGGATATTTTGCAGCGTAGAAGAATGGCTATTGGTGAAGGTGGCGCACAAATTGACGCTGTAAACTTAGCAAACAACAAGCTTGTGAACAACTTTACTCGCAAGCTTGTAGACCAAAAGGTTGGGTATTTGCTTGGACTGCCTTTAACAATACAGACAAACAACGAAACATATCAAAAACTGCTGAATGAAATTTTTGATAAGAATTTTTTGCGAACACTCAAGAACGTTGGCAAAGAAGCTATAAACAAAGGTAAAGCGTGGCTGCATGTTTACTACAATGAAGAAGGAAAGTTGTCGTTTAAGAAGATTCCAAGTGAAGAAGTAATCCCACTTTGGAAAGATGCAGCACATACCGAATTAGATGCAGTCATCAGGATTTATGATATTGAAGGCTATGAAGGTATGCAAAAGAGGATATATACCAAAGTGGAGTTTTGGGACAGAACAGGAGTAAAGAGGTATGTAATGGACAGTGGCAATCTAATTCCCGATGTTGAAGCGGGCGAGCTTACCAGCCACTTTGTAGCTATCATTGATGAACAAGAGGTTCCTATGAATTGGGAGCGAGTGCCGTTTATATGTTTTAAATACAACGATGAAGAACTGCCGCTGATTAAGTTTATTAAGAGTCTTATTGACGATTATGACAAACACATGAGCGACAATTCAAACAACCTTGAAGATTTGCCAAATTCGATTTATGTTGTGCGTAACTATGATGGCACAGACTTAGGAGAGTTTAGGCGCAATCTTTCAATCTATCGTGCTGTAAAAGTCACAGATGAAGGTGGAGTTGATACATTATCACTTGATTTTGATATTGAAGCTTCAAAAACACATTTAGAAATTTTGCGCAAAAACATATATGAATTTGGACGAGGCGTAGATACTCAAAGTGAGAGGTTTGGTGGCGATAAATCAGGCATTGCACTAAAGTTTTTATATGCAGATCTTGACATGGATGCAAATATAATTGAAACAGAGTTCCAAGCAGCTCTTGAGCAATTACTTTGGTTTGTTAATCAGCACATAGCAAACACGACTGGCCAAGATTTTTCAAATGAAAAAGTCGAATTTATTTTCAATCGCGATATCTTAATAAATGAAACCGACACCATTAACAATGTCAAGAACAGCATTGGAATTCTATCGGAAGAAACAATACTTGCTAATCATCCGTGGGTAGCGGACGTGCGGGCGGAGCTTGAAAGAATAAGAAAAGAGCGTGCAGCAGATATTGAACAATCTTATGGGGATTTAGGGCAGAACACAGCAGATGGTGATACAACATGAACTCGGCAGAATATTGGAGAAAACGCAGTGAAGAAAATGCACAGCTGCAGTTTGACAAAGCCGAGGAGTACATTGAAAAGCTTCTGAAAGAATACGAAAAAGCAATGAGTTCAATCAAACGCGACATGGAAGTATTTTTTCAACGATATGCAGAAGAAAATTCAGTATCACTTGCAGAAGCAAGAAAAATTCTGACAAGTGATGAGTTGAAAGAGTTCAAGATGACACTCGAGGAGTTTATAGAGAAAGCTAAGAACAACGTCGATGGAAGATGGACACAGCAACTTAATAATGTTTATTATAAAACACGAATTAGTCGTTTAGAGGCGTTGCTAACGCAAATTAGACAGGAAGTTGAAATGTTAGTGGCGAAAATGCAGCAAAACGTTAAAGAGCTTTTAGAAAATGTTTACACCGACACATATTACAGAACACTTTATGAGCTTCAAAAAGGAATTGGGATAGGTGTAGATTTTGCCAAGGTAGACAAACAAGCCTTAGAAAAGGTGTTGAAAGAACCTTGGAGTGGAAAAAATTATAGTCAAAGAATTTGGGATAATAGAGATAAACTTGTTCAGGAACTGCAGAAAAATTTGATGCAGGCATTTATTCGTGGAGATAGTATCGAACAAACCACAAAGATACTGCAAGAGAGAATGAATGTATCATATTCCAGAGCAGTGCGAATTGTTAGAACAGAAACAAGTTATATTGCAAACCAAGCAGCATTTGATAGCTATAAAGCTAGTGGGATTGTGAAAAAATATGAGTATGTGGCTACGCTTGATAATAGAACAAGTGAAATATGCCGCTCTATGGACGGGAAAGTTTTTAAGCTAACTGAGGCAATGGTAGGAATTAATTTTCCTCCGCTCCATCCGCATTGCAGGTCAACTGTTGTGCCATATTTTGATGATGAAGGAGATATTGGCGAAAGAATTGCGAGGGATAACAAAGGCGAAACTTATTATGTGCCAGCAGACATGACATATGAAGAGTGGTATAATAAATATGTAAAACCTCAAACTTTACCTAAAACGCTAGCTTTGGAAAATTCATACTTACCTAAAGCATTGATGGTTGATAAAGAATTGAACATTTGGATTCCTGCTAACGCTATAATTGAAGACGTGCATGTAATAGCAGGTAAAGGAGTAGCAAAAGAATTAAAAGTTGCTAAAGCCTTATCAGAGAAATATGGGGGACAGCCAGAAGAGTGGCAAAAAGTTGTTGGAAGAGTAAAATCGGCAAAGTATGAATTTGATATTCACTGGTATCAAATAGGAGATAAAACATACGACTACAAAGTAAAGAGCTACAAGGAAAGGAGAAAAAAGAATGAAGGTTAGATATGTTGGAGAGAGTTTTGGAGTTGATGGGTTAACAAATGGGAAGGTTTATGAGTGTCTTGGGGTTGAAGGACCGTTTTTAAGAATTATTGATGATTCGGGTGAAGATTATCTTTATTCGGCCAAGAAACCTGCACCGATGGATCCTGATGCTGGGCAGGGGGGAAAATGGGAAATTGTTGAAGATGACGAAAAAGGAACATTGAAAAAAGCAATATATGGATAAAAGCACTCTCAACACTGTGAGAGTGCTTTTTTTATATCGCCTTTTTGGTATTGTAGGCGTAAAAGAACAAGACGTCACCGGACGCGACCGGGTTAAAAAGCGAAGACGAAAAACTGAGAGGAGGTTTTTAAAAATGGATGAGCTGAAAAAACTTTTGAGCAGCTTTGGGCTTGCGACAGAACAAATTGAACAGGCTATGGGGGTGGTTAAAGAAATTTACAAAGATTACATTCCAAAGTATAGATTTGACGAAGTTAATGAGGCAAAGAAACAATTAGAAGCGCAGCTTCAAGAGAGAGATAAGCAGTTAGCAGAACTGAAAAAAGCAGTTGGCGAGAACGAAGAACTTCGCAAACAGATTGAAGAATTACAAAAAGCTAACAAGATGCAGGCAGAAGAATATAAAACAAAGATTCGCGATATGGCTGTTACAACAGCAATCAAACTAACTGTAGCAGGACAAGCACATGATCCAGATCTTATTGCAACACTTTTGGATAAGAGCAAAATTGAGCTGGATGACAACGGCAATATAAAGGGCGGCCTTGAGGACCAGTTAAAAGTCCTTAAGGAACAAAAGCCATTTTTATTTATTTCGGAAGAACCCAAAAATCAAACCACAACTATCAGCTTCAAAGGTACAACACCAGCTGATGGAAGTGGTAAACAGTTAGATAATTTGGAACAAATAAGGCAAGTGATAAGACAAAACTTAGGATTCTAATAAAAAGGGAGGATGATTAAGATGGCTAATATTTTGGAGTATGCAAAAATATTTCAACAAGAGCTTGACAAGCAGGTTGTTGCTGAGGCTACCAGCGGATGGATGGAAGATAATGCGGGGTTGGTTAAATATAGCGGTGGTAATGAAGTAAAAATACCTAAGGTTGACATGGATGGACTTGGGAATTATGACAGAGCTAAAGGATTTGTGGAAGGTGCAATAAACCTTGTATACGAAACTAAGGTTATGACAATGGATAGAGGCAGAACTTTTTTACTTGACCGAATGGATGTTGATGAAACAAATTTTGTCATCAGTGCTTCTAAAATAATGGGCGAATTCCAACGTACCAAAGTCATTCCAGAGATTGACGCTTATAGATATAGCAAAATAGCAACAGAAGCAATAACAAAAGGAGTTGCAACAGGTGGCTATACTCCTGATCCGGCTACAATTTTGACAAAACTCAAAGATGACATAACAGAGATATATGATGAAGCTGGTGAAATTCCTCTTGTAATTATTATGAATATGCGAGTTGCTGCAATACTCGAAAATTCTAGCGAACTCAAAAAAGAACTGGATGTTGTTGCTTTTACGCAGGGCGAAATAGAAACAAAGGTAAAGGCATTGGATAATAATCCTATTATCAAGGTTCCTTCTGCACGTATGAAGACAAAATATATCTTCTATGATGGCAAAACTGCAGGTCAAGAAAGTGGCGGATTTGTTCCTGACCCAACAGCAAAGACAATAAATTGGATTATTATCCCGAAGACTGTACCTATAGCTGTATCTAAGACAGACAACATAAGGATTTTTGAACCTTCTCAGAATCAACAAGCAGATGCTTGGAAGATTGATTATAGAAAATATCATGACTTGTGGATTATGGACAATGCTTTTAAGATGATAAGAGTGAACATCCAAGAAACGCTCTAGTAATGAGGTGATTTAATATGTTTAAGCTTGAAAAAGGTAATGTAGTAAGGATAGTAGAAACTGAACAAGAAAAGGAGAAGCTTGTAAGAGAAGGTTTTGTGGAAGTTGTTGAAGCGAAAGAAGATAGCGTCGTTACAAAGGAGAATAAAACTAAAGCTAGATAGGCGGTGTCAGTATGGAACAAATTTTAAACATTGTCAAAACAAGATTAAATATTACGGATGAACAGGATGCGCTGATATCTTCTTATGTGCAGGAGATAGGTCAGCGCATCCTGCATTTTTGCAATATTGATGAAATACCTGAAGCACTTTATTATGTTTGGGCGTCTATGGTTATTGATGTTTTGAGAATTGAACAGCCACAACTTTTTGAACAAGATTTAAATACTTTAAACGTACGTATTGGGGATACACAAATAATGCCAGCAACTCCAAAGGGGATGACGAATACAGCAAAGAGTGTTATTGACACTGTTGTTTATAATTACCGCACTGATTTGAACAGGTATAGAAGGTTAAGGTGGTAATGATGATTTTTAATCATGAACGCTATCGAAGTATTATTGAGCAATTTTACGAAGATACAGCAACAATAAAAAGGCTTGTTGAAACAGAAACAGAATGGGGAGAAACAAAACTCATAGAGCAGATAATTTATCAAGATGTACCATGTAAACTATCCCAGAGAGGTTTAGCAATGAATAATCAAACAGACACAGTAAATAAAATTGAATATGAAACAAAGCTTTTCATAGCGCCAGAGATTGAAATTAAACAAGGCGATGTAGTAGAAGTGACGAGAAGCGGCGCAACTAGGAAATACACAGCAGGTGAACCTTTTATATATGCGACCCATCAAGAAATTAGTCTTGAAAGAAAGGAGAAGGCATAAAAAGGAGATGTATTTAAAATGGCAAGGAAGGTTATGAATTTTAAAAGCAAAGAAGCATACAGAAAATGGCTGGCATATGGACATATTCATGGACTATTTAACTCACCGGGCAATGTTTCTGTTAAGATTCGAGGCAAGTCGCATAGGGTAAAGCATTCAAAGAAAAAGTAAAAGAGGCAAAGATAATGAGCAAATGGAGTGATTTTGACTTTAAGGAATTTAAGAAGTTTGCAGATATGTTTAACAAAGCATTGGATGAGCGTGTAATTGAACGTTTTATACGCGACTTTTTGTTAGAAATGGCTTACAGGGCTGAACGGAAGATAAAAAAACGAACACCTGTTAATACAGGGAATTTAAGAAGAAATTGGCGTGTTGGAAATGTTCAACGTCATGGCAATGCTTACGTGGTAGAGATTTATAACAATACTGACTATGCAAGCTATGTTGAATATGGCCATCGCCAAGAGGTCGGTAGATATGTCCCTGCTATAGGTAAACGCTTGGTTCAACCGTGGGTTGAAGGCCGCTTTATGATGACCGTCTCTATGCAGGAAATTGAACGCGAATTGCCTAAATATTTAGAAAAGCGTATGACAGAGTTTTTGGACAATATTATGAATGGTCGTCCACCGCGGAAGGAGTGATGATAACTTGTGACAGTGAATGATGTGCGTCGGGCAATTATGCTGGCGCTTAAAAACAATTTTCCGAACGCAAAGATATATGGCGAAGAAATTAGAGAAGGTTTTATAGCGCCTTGCTTTTTTGTGAAAGTATTAGAGCCGACAGAAACCCAGATGCTTGGGACTAGATATCTTAGAGAATATCCTTTTGACGTTCATTACTTTCCACGGCAAGAGAATAACAATGAGGAAATGAACGACATTGCTGACCAGCTTTTCAGAGTATTAGAATATGTAACTCTTGCAAATGGGGACTTACTGCATGGGATAAAAATGTATTATGAAATTGTTGACGGTGTTTTGCATTTCTTTGTTACTTTCAACGTATCTCTCAGGATTATAGAAACTATTGACTCAATGGGTGATATTACAATAATCGAAAAGTTAAAAGAGGTGATGTAGATGGCTAAACAGACAAATGAAACTGAACAGATTGAACAGACAATTAAAAATTATTTTACTAAAGAGCAAATAATTGAATCTAACAGGTATAAATCTAGAAAAGACATTTTAAATGTATTGCTTGAAAGTGGAAAAACTTACACACTTGATGAAGTTGATAGACTATTAGAAAATTTCATGAAAGGAAAGGTGAAGTAATATGGCTCTTGGTGGCGGAACATTTTTAACACAAAACAAAGTTTTACCCGGTTCATATATTAACTTTGTTAGTGCTTCTAGGGCAACTGCTACATTATCAGAACGTGGTATAGCAGCAATGCCATTGATACTTGATTGGGGACCTGACAATGAGGTATTCAGGGTTGATGTTGCAGATTTTCAGAAAGAATCTTTAAAAATCTTTGGTTATTCCTACACTGATCCAAAGCTTAAAGGGTTAAGGGATTTGTTCAAAAACATCACAACAGGATATTTTTACAAACTCAATAAAGGGACGAAAGCGTCTTGTACACTTGCAACTGCAAAATATGCTGGTGTACGTGGTAATGATTTAAAAATTGTTGTTTCTACCAACGTTGATGACAACACTAAGTTTGATGTTGTTACTTATTTAGGAACGACAGAAGTTGATACACAAACAGTTTCAAGCGCAAGCGAACTTAAACCAAATGATTTTGTAGTGTTCAACACGAGTGCAACATTAACACCTACAGCAGGTATGCCGCTCACAGGTGGCACTAATGGTGAGGTAACAGGAGAAGACTATCAGGACTTTTTAGACAAGATAGAGTCATATACTTTTAATGCTCTGGGTTGCTTATCAACAGAACCAACAATTATTGATTTGTTTGTACAATTTACAAAACGTATGCGCGATCAAGTAGGGGTAAAATTTCAAACAGTAGTTTATAGAAAAGATGCGGATTACGAAGGAGTTATTAACGTTTACAATGATGTTTTAGATGATGAGAATCCTGCATCACTGGTATATTGGGTGACAGGTATTACTGCAGGATGTCCAGTAAACAAATCAAACACTAATAGAACATATGATGGAGAATATCAAGTCAATGTTAATCTTAAACAAAGCGATCTTGAAGCGGGATTGAAAGCAGGAAGATTTATGTTTCACAAAGTTGGCGATGATGTTAGAGTACTTGAAGATATCAATAGCTTTGTAAGCTACACTGATGAAAAAGGCGAAGACTTCAGCAGCAATCAAACTATTAGGGTATTAGATCAGATAGGAAACGACATAGCAACATTGTTCAATACAAAATATCTTGGCAAAGTTCAAAACGACAATGCAGGCAGAATTTCACTTTGGAACGATATTGTGAAACATCATCAAGAACTGCAAAAAATTAGAGCGATAGAAAATTTTAAGCCAGAAGATGTTACAGTTTTACCAGGTGATACTAAAAAGTCTGTTGTTGTACAAGATAAAATAACACCTGCAAATGCAATGGCACAACTTTACATGACTGTTATAGTTCAATAAAGAAAGGGGTGTGTAAGGTATGTCTCAAACAATGCACGCAAAAGATACAATTTGTGGTTCTCTCGCGGAATGCTATATTACTATCGATGGCAAGAGATATAACTTTATGCAAGCGATTGACGTTGAAGCTACATTTGAAAAGAAAAAAACACAAGTGCCTATTTTAGGCAAAACGGGTAAGGGGAACAAATCAACAGGTTGGAGCGGTACAGGTAAGGCAAAATTTCACTACAACACAAGCATTTTTAGAGAAATCATGTACAGATTTAAAGAAACAGGGGAAGATATTTACTTTGATATGCAAATTACAAATGAAGACCCAACATCTAGCGTTGGAAGGCAAACAGTAATTTTGAAAGACTGTAATATTGACAGAGGAATTCTTGCTAAATTCGATGCTGACGCTGAATACTTGGATGAAGAGATAGAATTCACTTTTGAAGATTTTGAAATACCAGAAAAATTTAAACTGCTTTCTGGGATGGAATAATAACAAGAGGAGGCTAATCTTTTATGAGTGGATTAAGTGCATTTTTGAAACAAAACGCTTTAAAGCCTGAAAGTGTTAAATATGTAATTTCAAAACGTTTTGTTGATGAGAAAGGGAATCCTATTGAATGGGAAATAAGAGCTATTACTGCAGAAGAAGATGAAGCGATTAGAAAAGCTTGCATTAAAAGAGTGCCAATTCCGGGTAGAAAAGGACAATACACATACGAAACAGATACTAACCTATACCTTGCAAAATTGGCAGCAGCAAGTGTAATATATCCTGATTTGAACGATGCACAATTACAGGACAGTTATGGGGTGATGGGTGCAGAAAATTTATTAAAAGCAATGCTGACTCCAGGTGAATACGCAGAATTGATACAAAAGGTCCAAGAAGTTAACGGCTATGATCTTAGCTTTGAAGAGTTGGTGGATGAGGCAAAAAACTAATTGAGGAAGGCGATTTTGAGGCAAATATTGCCTATTATTGCCTTCATAAATTTCACATGCTGCCGTCTGAATTTTTAAAACTTGATAGAAGAGAAAAAGCTTTCATTGTGGCTGCAATTCAAATAAAGATAGAAGAAGATAAGAAAAAGGAAAAAGAGCTTGAAAGATTGAGTAGAAGGAGAAGGTGAACTGCCTTCTCCTTCTTTTATTAAGGTGGGTGGAAAAATGGCGACAGTCAGTTCTACACTCAAATTATTCGATGGTATGACACCAGCGCTACGGTCAATTACAAATGCATTGAATTTAACGATATCAAGCTTTGAAAAAATGCAAAAAGTATCACAAAATAGCATTGATATAAGAAGACTTCAAGCTGCAAGAGTTGAACTGAACAAAGCAGAAGCACACTTTGCAAAGATGCAAGAAGAAATAAATCGTGCTGATAAAGCTCAGCAAAGATTTAATAATGATATTCGCATTGGGGAAAGTACAGCAAATGCATTATGGAGTAAGCTAAAAGGTGTAGCTGCAAGTATAGGGGCTTATATTGGAATAACAAAGACTTTAAATTTAGCTGATGCTTTAGTGTCTATGAAATCAAGGCTTGATATTATGAACGATGGTTTGCAGACAACTAAACAACTGCAAGATTTGATTTATGCGTCTGCAGAGAGGGCAAGAACTTCTTATCTTGACACAGCACAAGTCGTTACAAAACTTGGTATTTTAGCTGGGCACGCTTTTAAAAATAATAAGGAAATCATTGCTTTTGCTGAACTTGTGAACAAGTCTTTTAAGATTGGTGGTGCAAGTTTAGTAGAGCAAACAGCTGCGATGTATCAGTTGACGCAAGCAATGGCTTCAGGGCGACTTCAAGGTGATGAATTTAGGTCAATAATGGAAAATGCTCCTATGCTGGCTCAGGCGATTGCAAAGTATACAGGAAAATCAATAGGAGAACTTAGAAATATGTCAGCAAAAGGCGAGATAACTGCTGATATTATCAAAAACGCAATGTTTTCTGCAGCGGATGAGATAAACAAAAAATTCGAACAGATGCCAGTAACATTTGGACAGCTATGGACTTCAATACAAAATAAAGCGATAAAAGCTTTTGAGCCTGTGCTTGCCAAAATAAGCGAACTCACAAAAAGAGATGACTTTAATCAGATGATAAATACAATGATAGGTGGCTTAGTAATACTTGCAAATGTAGCAATGACGACGTTTGATATATTATCTTCGGCTGTACAAACAATTAAAGAAAACTGGTCGTGGTTGGGGCCTATTGTTTTAGGTGTTGTAGGGGCTTATCTACTTTTTAACACTGTTGCTGGGATTACGAATGCTGTTTTAAAAGTTCAATCGTTATGGACCAAAATTTTAGAAGCAAGGCAAGCGATGTTGACAGGTGCTACTCTTGCTCAGACAGCTGCTCAAAAGGGACTTAATGCTACGCTATTAGCATCTCCGATGACATGGATTATAGCAGGCATTATTGCACTGATAGTATTGTTTTATGCAGCAGTAGGAGCTGTGAACAAGTTTGCACATACAACTATCTCTGCTACTGGAATTATTGTAGGTATACTCACAACTGCAGGTGCATTTATAGGCAACATATTTCTTGGATTTTATAACTTTTTGGTTGGATGTGTAGCGGCTATTTGGAATTTAATCGCAACTTTTGCTGAATTTCTTGCGAATGTATTTATAGACCCAGTAGGTTCTATTATTCGATTGTTTTCTGGTATGGCACAGTTTATTCTTGATACTTTGCAAGGAGTTGCAAAAGCTATTGATACAATTTTCAGAACAAATTTGGCAAGTGCTATAAGTGGTTGGCAACAAGGTCTTAAAGGTTGGACTGAGAGAGTAGCTGGGGAAGCTAAAATCAAAATCCCAAGAATGGATGCCTCAAAATATCAAATTGAAGGATTTAATTATGCTAATGCTTGGAAAGTTGGATATAACTTTGGTAAGAGTATAGAGTCAAAGTTTAATATTGGTGATATGTTAAACAAAGCTTTTAAAGGATTCGCAGATAAAAATCTTGACCTTAGCAAATATCTTGACGATATTTTGAAACATGCTAAGGATACAGCTAAGAATACAGGTAAAATATCAGATAAAATGGATGTTACTGATGAGGATTTAAAATATCTGCGTGATATAGCAGAAAGAGAAGTCATTAATAGATTTACAACTGCTGAAATCAAGATAAGCATGACAAATAATAACAACATTAATTCACAAATGGACTTAGATGGTATTGTTACTTATTTAGAGGATAAGGTTTATGAAGCGATGCTTATTGCTGCAGAAGGAGTGCATAAGTGATGGCATATTATTTTTTCCTTGATAAAGTTTTGTTACCGGTAGCACCATCTAAGCTTGAAACGAAGATAAAAAATCAGAACAAAACAATAACCTTAATAAACGAGGGAGAAGTAAATCTAATAAAAACTCCCGGACTAACAGAAATAGAATTTGAAGCATTACTTCCACAAGTTAAATATCCTTTTGCTACCTATATAGACGGATTTAAACCAGCAAGTTATTATTTAGAAAAGATTGAGCAGCTTAAAATTAGTAAAAAGCCTTTTCAATTCATTGTTTCAAGAGTGTCACCAAGCGGCAAACTGCTTTTTGATACAAACATGAAAGTAACGTTAGAGGAATACAACATAATTGAAGATGCAGATGAAGGTTTAGACATAAAGGTTTCAATTACATTAAAGCAATATCGAGATTTTTCAACAAAGACGATTGAACTCAAGTCGTCTACAACAACGACGTCAACAGCACAAAAAGTAAGCAGCACAAAGAAAGCTACAGTTACAAAGCAAAGACCAGTAACAAAAGAAATCCCCAAAACCTACACAGTCAAGAAAGGCGATACGCTTTGGCTTATAGCTAAAAAGTATCTTGGCGATGGTTCAAAATACAAAGACATAGCAAAGTTGAACAATATAAAAAATCCGAACATGATTTATCCCGGGCAGGTGTTGAGACTTGGCTAATAAATATGAACTTCTGATACAAAATAACTCTAAGATATATGAACCTGTTGTAGAAGGTGAAATTAATTGGGAAACTGTTAGGAAAGGAACGCCCGGAAAATTGACTTTTAATGTTGTCAATGACGGAAGAATAGAGCTTCAAGAAGGGAATGCAGTGCGGTTTAAAGTAAACAATCAGAATGTCTTCTTTGGTTTTGTGTTTACTAAAAAGCAAACTAAAGAGAATATCATAAGTGTTACTGCATATGATCAGCTGAGATATCTGAAAAACAAAGATACTTATGTTTACGCCAAAAAAACAGCAAGTGATGTTATTAAGATGATTGCTAAGGATTTTAAATTAAACTTAGGAACAATTGAAAATACAGGCTATGTTATTGCATCACGGGTTGAAGACAATAAAACCTTGTTCGATATAATTCAGAATGCTTTGGATATAACACTACAAAACACAAAGAAAATGTATGTTCTGTATGATGATTTTGGAAAGCTAACTTTGAAGAATATTGAAAATATGAAACTTAACATTGTGATTGATGAAGAAACAGCAGAAGATTTTGACTACACTTCGAGCATAGATGAGGAAACATATAACAAAGTCAAATTGGTTTTTGAAAATAAGGACAAAGGTAAGCGCGAAGTTTACATTGCGCAGGATTCAAACAACATTAATAAATGGGGTGTTCTACAGTATTTCGACACACTAAAGGAAGGAGAAGACGGCAAGACAAAAGCAAACGCTCTGCTTTCTCTTTATAACAAGAAAACAAGAAGATTAACTATCAGAAACGCAATAGGTGATGTAAGGGTCCGTGCGGGAACTATGGTTATAGTTAACTTAAACATTGGAGATTTAAAACTTCAAAATTACATGATTGTTGAAGAAGCAAGGCATAGATTTGCAGAAAGTGAACATTTCATGGATTTAAAGCTGATAGGCGGTGATTTTGTTGCCTAATTTGGTTGAATTGATAAAGATGGCAGCTCTGGACGCGGTGAACGAAACAAAGCCAGTAAATATCCTGTTTGGTAAAGTTATTAGCGTTTTACCGCTTAAAATTAGAGTCGAACAAAAATTGATACTAAGTGAAGAACAATTAATTCTTACATCTAATGTGATGAATTATAAAACGAAAATCAGTTTTGACAACCCAGAAATCAAAAATATTGTCAAAAATTACAGCATAGATGATGTCGAAGGAACTAACTACAAATTGTCTTTTCAAGAAAAAGTTCAGAATGAAGTTACAGTATACAATGGATTGAAAATCAATGATGAAGTTATTCTTTTACAACTCCAGGGTGGGCAGAAATTCCTTGTTTTAGACAAGGTGGTGCGAGCATGATACCAAATATAAATGATGATTTTCAAGAAGATTTTGAAATAGAAACAGGAACATCGTATACGTATAAATTGGATTTGGAAGGCAAGATTGTAACAGGCTATATCGATGGTATAGAAGCTATGAAGCAAGCAATATTCAAGATTTTAAACACTGAAAGGTATGAATATGTTATCTATTCATGGAACTATGGTATTGAATTAGCAGATTTGTTTGGACAACCAATACCTTATGTTCTGCCTGAACTAAAGCGAAGAATTACAGAAGCATTAATGCAAGATGATAGGATACTCAGCGTTGATAATTTTTCATTTGAAACAAATAAGAATAAAGTTCATGTAACATTCACTGTTCACACAATCTTTGGTGATGTGGAAGCAGAAAAGGTGGTGAGCATCTAAAATGTTTGAAAATATGACTTTTGAAGTAATATTGCAAAGAATGCTCGATAGAGTGCCAGACACTTTTGATAAAAGAGAAGGTTCAGTAATTTATGATGCTCTTGCACCAGCAGCTACTGAACTGGCACAAATGTATATTGAGCTTGACAATATACTCAATCTAACATTTGCAGATACTGCAACAGGTAAGTTTTTAGAAAGACGCACAGCCGAACTTGGAATTAAACGGAAGCAAGCTACAAAGGCGCGGAGGAAAGGATTGTTTTACAATAGCAATAATGAACTTATGGATATTCCATTGGGTTCACGATTTCGCGTAGGTGATTTAATCTTTGATGCAGTACAAAGACAAGACGTTGGTATTTACATTATGGAATGTGAAACAGCCGGCACAGTAGGAAATAACCCAGCTGGAAATGTAGAAATGCAACCAATAGAGTATATAGATGGATTAGCAAAAGCTATGCTGAGCGACATTATTGAGCATGGTGCAGACGAAGAAGATGACGAAAGTTTGCGACAGCGATATTTTGAGAGTCTGCAAGGACAAGCTTTTGGTGGCAATATAGCAGATTACAAACAAAAAACATTGGCAATTGAAGGTGTTTCAGCGGTTAAAGTATATCCTGTGTGGAATGGACCGGGGACAGTGCGACTTGTTATTCTTGGAGCGAACTATATGCCTGCTGATACAGGATTGGTTAGCAGAGTACAGGAAGCTATTGATCCGCCGCCACAAGGCAATGGTTTGGGTATAGCCCCAATCGGGCATATTGTTACTGTTGAAAGTGCAAAAACTGTGGCAATTAATGTTACGGCTACAATTGTTCTTGCAGAAGGATTTAGTGTTGGAAATGTGCAGCCAGAAGTTACAGGAAAGATTGAAGAATATTTAAGTGAATTGCGTAAGACATGGCAAGATACCGAAACAATTACTGTGCGTCGGGCAATTATAGAAGCTAAACTTTTAGATGTAACAGGTATTATTGACGTAGCAGATGTGCAAATCAATGGATCAGCTACAAATTTAATATTGCAAAGTGATGAAGTGCCTGTATTAGGTGAGGTGTTTATAAATGCCGGATAGCATTCGTGATTATTGGCCTGAATTTTTACAGAAGATTAAAGAATTTAGCTTATTAGCTGATGTGGAAGATGAGGAATTAGACAAAATAAAACAAGCTATAGATGAAATACTTAATGATCAATTCATAGAAACTGCAACTGAACGTGGTATTGCAAGACGTGAAGCAATATTGGGAATAGTTCCATATGGCGACGATACACTTGAAACACGACGTTTTCGCGTAGCTGGAAAATGGATGAACAGGTTACCTTACACAATGCGAATGTTACAAGAAAGGTTAGATGCATTGCTGGGTGTTGGACATTATGAAATTGAATTACACAAAGAACCCTATACATTGTGTGTGAAGATTGAACTTATTGCAAAAAGACAATTCGATGCCACACAAAAGATGTTGCGAGAAATAATTCCTGCCAATTTGAAATTGATTGTTGAACTAAAATACAATCAGCATTTAACAGTAGCAAAATTAACGCATAGTGCATTAAGCGGATACAGACATACTGAGATAAGAGAGGAGGCTTTAGCATGAAAGAAACTATAAATTACAAGCTGCGTAAGCCAGACCAAGAGGACTTTTACAATGTGGAGGACTTTAACTACAATGCTGACATTATAGATTCCCTGTTAAAAACAAACGCTGATACAATTACACAGCACATCAACGCAGCAGCGCCGCACAGCGGTCATGCTCCGCTGGTGCATACGCATAATCCCGCTGATATAGGAGCAGTTAGCAAAGCAGGAGATACAATAACAGGTATGCTAAATATTAATGGTGACAAATATGCTGGTTATAATATTACAACTAATAATGGGAATAATTATTCTGTATCAATTCCCAACATAACTAAGTATATGGATGGAATGCAAATAAAAGTAAAATTTAATGCGGCAAGTTCAGGACCCATCACTATTAATGTTAATAATTTAGGTGCGAAGAATGTTGTAGATTATTTTGGCAACCCAGTAACTAACGTAAGAGCTAACTTGATAGCAAATTTAGTATACGAAAGCAATTCAGAAAATTTTATATTGTTGGGTAAAGGGGGTGGTGGGACTGCCCAAGCTTCAGATATTTATGTAGGTCAAACTGCTACAACAGATGCAGGATTTATAATTGGAACGAATCCATATAAGATTGGCGCAACAATACGTGACTCTAATTTGAAATTGGTTTTGTCAAGTGGGGCAGAGATATGGTCTTTAACAGATGTTGGCAATGCATGTGGTATAGCAGTTGACTCATCTGGCAATGTTTATGTAACATATTACAATAATGCAGGAAG